GAAATGGGTTCTGATACAAATATTTTTGTTATCTCCCATAAAGGTGACCAATTATTTGATAAGTTCCGGAGTGTTATCCGGTTTGAAAAGAAAAACAATTTTAGTCAGGTGGCAAAATGAGTGATGTCTTTACATATAATACAGAAGAAGTATTAAACCAAAAACCAATTCAAAAACCCAATGCGCAAATATTTCCTTTGGTTGGTGAAGATAACCCAATATTAAAACAGGTTATACCAGAATTTAGTTTTGATAATCCGCCAGTCAATCCAAATTCACTTGCTTCTTCTTTGGTAGAAACTTGTAAGTATTATAAAGGTTATGGTTTATCTGCCAACCAATGTGGTCTTTCCTATCGTGTTTTTGTAATGGGTGCTAATGATGAATATGTGGCATTTTTTAATCCAAAAATAATTTCAACTAGTGGTGAATGCCACATGGTAGAAGGATGTTTATCATTTCCACTTTTAGGATTAAGAATTACCAGGCCAGAAACTATTGAAGTGGAATACCAAGACTTTAATGGAGTGATAAGAACGGCAAAATACAATGGCATATCTGCTCGTTGTTTTCAACATGAGCTTGACCACATGAATGGAATAGTGTATACTGAAAAAGTAAAACCAATGGCATTACAATCTGGCATGAATAAACGTAATAAAATTATAAAGAAATTGAGAATTCGTTAATGGCAACACCAATTGAATATGTAGAAAAACAATGGAAAGAATGGTCTGAAAAAAATCCACCTTCCACATTCAAACACATAGATAAAGAACAACTGGTAAAAGTTCTTACAGAAGATTTAAAATATGCTTCACAAATGGATGTTCGTGAATACACGTTATATCAAAAATGGTGTGAAGTAAAAGAAAGATATCCTGTTGAAGAAGTATCTACACTATTTGGCCAAGAGTGTCAAATGGTAAATCCTGAACAAGAAAAATTAATTAAACAAGTTAAATCTAATTTTTGGATGCCGTCTGAACCAGACGATTATGAAAAATTAAAACCTGTTATGAAATTGCATAATGGTGAATTGGCAGAAACATGGAATGCCATTCGTACTTTTTCTTCTACAATGAAAAACAATTCTAATATTGGCCGTAATCTATTCTATACAATTGAAGATGAGATTACAGGTAAATATCTTGGTGTTATTTGCATCTCATCAGATTTTTTAGATTTGACTCCAAGAGATAAATCTATTGGATGGGATAGAGATGTTAAAACATCACAAGGTATGATTAATCATACCGCAATTGGTTCTACAATTGTTCCATTACAACCACTCGGTTTCAATTACATGGGCGGTAAATTACTTGCTCTACTTTGTTTAGCTGATACAGTTCAAAAAGATTGGAAGGAAAGATATGGTGATATATTGGTGGGAGTTACTACTACTTCTCTTTATGGCAATACTAAGTCTGGCGGTCTATCTCAATATGACGGACTAGAACATTGGAATAAAATGGGATTCTCCTCAGGTTCTGTGGCATTTGAACCTAGTAGAGCAACTAAGAAGATGATTTTTGATTGGTTAAGAGAAGAACACACAAGAAAATATTTTGAATGGTGGGAAGCCAAAAATACACAAGGACTTCCACTTAAACGTGACCATAAAAATCGTTCATTACATTTTGCATATCCAAAACTTGGTATACCAAAAGAATTAACACGGACAGAACATCAACGTGGTATCTATTTTAGTCCTCTGTATAATAATACCAATGAGTTTCTTTGTAAACAAATTACAGAAGATAAATTGGTAAAATCATTTGATACCAGCTTAGAAGCATTATCCAATGTTTGGAAAACAAAGTATGCCAAAGGCCGTATTCGGCAACTACAAAAGAAAAACAATGTTTCATATGAAACACTTTTCTATGACGATTTGATTTATTTGTCATGGGAAGAAACCAAAGCAAAATATTTACCACAAGTTGGTCGATAAACGCTTGACAACACATCTATATAATGATATGATGTGAGAACTTGCTTAAGGCAAGGATTTATTATTAACTTTACTATGGAGTATTACAATGAGCAAATTATCTGCTAAAGAAAAGATGTTGAATGCTTTACAACAACCTTCTGGTTACAACACTTTTACTGTCAAACAAGCACAACGCCGTTTTGGCATCACCAATGTTACCGCACGTATTGACGAACTGCGTCAAGAAGGTAACGTAATCTATACGAATACCAAAGTTGTTGATGGAAAGAAAGTTTCTTTCTATCGTATGGGTAAACCAACAAAAGCTCTGGTTCGTGCCGCTTACAAAGGTGGTTTTAGTTTTACTGCCTAATTAAGGCTCAGTAGGGAGATCCTCAAAGAGGACTCCCTTTTTTTATATTATCGGAGCGCACATGGAAATATCAATTAAAAAAGAAGAATTACAAAAGAAAAGTTTATTCGTTGCGACACCAATGTATGGTGGTATGAACCACGGATTATACATGAAAGCTTGCCTCGACCTACAAGGTCTTTGCATGCAGTATGGTGTTAATGTTAAATTCTCATTTCTATTCAATGAGTCCCTAATTACACGAGCAAGAAATTATCTTGTCGATGAATATCTCCATCGTTCCGATTGCACACATATGTTGTTTATTGATTCAGATATTCATTTTAATCCACAAGATGTGATTGCACTCTTGGCTATGGATAAAGAAGTATCTGGTGGTCCCTATCCTAAGAAAGCAATTAAATGGAAATCAGTTAAAACAGCCGTAACAAAACATCCAGATATTGATCCTGGTATGCTTGAGAAAGTTACTGGTGATTATGTGTTTAATCCAGTTAAAGGCACAGCACAATTCTCGGTTACAGAGCCGTTAGAAGTTATGGAAATTGGTACTGGCTTCATGATGATTAAGCGTGAAGTATTTAAGAAAATGGAAACAGCGTATCCAATGATTCGTTATAAGCCCGACCATGTAGGTCAAGCACACTTTGACGGTTCTCGTTACATTCATGCTTATTTTGATACAGTTATCGATACTGCAAATAGTATTACTGGTGGTGGTTCTGACCGTTATCTTTCAGAAGATTATATGTTCTGCCAAATGTGGCGTAAGATTGGTGGAAAAATTCACCTGTGTCCTTGGATGAAAACATCACACATTGGCACTTATCATTTCCAAGGAGATATGCCAGCTGTGGCTAATTTCGTAGGAGAGATGTAATGAAAAGAAGTAATTTAACAAAAGACATTGTTAAAGCTTCACAAACGGCCACAACAGGTGGTCGTAAGTTTGATGGTGGTAAATTGCAGTATGGATTAATTCCACCTAATGCACTCAAGGCAACAGTAGAGATTCTTACCTTTGGTGCAGAGAAGTATGAACCAGATAATTGGAAATGGGTACCAGATTCAAAGCGTAGATATTTTGATGCTGCACAACGGCATCTTTGGGCTTGGAAATGTGGTGAACAAAATGACCAAGAAACTGGTAAAAATCACTTGGCACATGCGCTGTGCTGCTTGATGTTTTTGTATGAACATGATACAATAGATTTTTTAAATAATGGAGAAGTGAATGAAACTATCAAATGAAACCCTTACCGTATTGAAGAACTTTTCTTCTATCAATCAAGGTATTCAATTCAAAAAAGGCAACAAACTTACCACAGTATCTTCTGGTAAAACTGTTTTGGCACAAGCCAATCTTAAAGATGAATTTCCAAAAGAATTCTGTATCTATGATTTGAATGAATTCTTATCAATTCATAGCCTCTATAAAGATTCTGAAATCGATTTTACGGAATCTGATGTTATTTTTAAAGTAGGTAAACGCTCTGGCAACTACAGAATGACTGCCAAAGAAATGATTGTAACACCACCAGAAAAAGAAATTACTTTACCTTCTGTTGATTGTGAATTCACTTTGACTGCTGAAGATTTAGATTCTTTAATGAAGTCGGCTGCTGTTGTTGCTTCACCGAATATTGCTGTCAAATCTGACGGTGAAAAAATCAATGTGGTCACATTTGATGCAGGTAACAATGCCGCACACACAAACACAATTGAAGTTGGTATTGGCAATGGTTCGAAGTACAGCATCGTATTTAAAACAGAAAACATCAAACTAATTTCTGGCAGTTATGATGTAAAGATTTCATTCAAAGGAATTGGTCACTTTAAAAACACCAAAAATGACATTCAGTATTGGATTGCCTTTGAAGCAAAAGAAACTAAAATTGGAGAATAATAATGTTATACTTTACTGAATCAATTTCAAAATCAAGTATTGCAATTAATCCTAAACACATTGTGGCGGTCTTTACTGCCACAGATGGTGAACAAAAAGGAAAAACAGTTATTAGTATTGTGAATGGTAATATTTCAGTAGATGAAGATTATCTTGAAACAGTAGGCCGTTTAAACGCTGCTGAGTAGTATTGTTGTATATTATATTATGGGAGTTTTGAATGGAACATTTATTATGGGTCGAGAAGTATCGGCCAAAAACAATTGAAGATTGTATTCTTCCCGATGCGCTCAAAGAAACTTTTCAGGAGTTCGTTAAGAGAAAAGAAATACCAAATCTTCTTTTATCTGGTACGGCAGGTGTTGGAAAAACAACAGTTGCTAAAGCATTGTGTAATGAGGTTGGTTGCGATTATATTGTCATCAATGGCTCTGATGAGTCTGGCATTGATGTTCTCCGTAACAAAATTAAAAACTATGCTTCGTCAGTTTCTTTGGCTGGTGGCAGAAAAGTTGTCATCATTGATGAGGCTGATTATCTCAATCCTAATTCAACTCAACCTGCTTTACGGGGAGCCATTGAAGAATTTGCATCAAACTGCTCATTCATCTTCACATGTAATTTCAAAAACCGTATCATCGATCCAATCCATTCTCGGTGTTCTGTCATCGATTTTAAAATCAACGGTTCTAAACCAAAGCTGGCGTCACAGTTCTTTAAAAGAGTTGAAAGTATTCTTGAGCAAGAAGGTGTCAAATATTCAAAAGATGTCGTGGCGGCAGTTATCACAAAACACTTCCCAGACCATCGTAGAATTCTTAACGAATTGCAACGATACTCGGTATCTGGCACCATTGATACTGGCATCCTTTCTAATATTAGTGATATACAATTTGAGTCACTAATTTCATCTTTAAAAGATAAAGACTTTGCATCTACTCGTAAATGGGTTACTGCTAATCTGGATAATGATCCAACAAAAATTTATCGTAAGATATATGATTCACTATATGATGTTCTTACACCTAGTTCGGTTCCGCAACTAGTTCTCATACTGGCCAAATACCAGTATCAATCTGCCTTTGTGGCCGACCACGAAATCAATATGATTGCTTGTTTGACCGAAATTATGGTAGATTGTGAGTTCAAATGAAAATAGGATTTAATTGCTCTTGTTTTGATTTGTTTCATGCTGGCCATGTTACTATGTTAAAAATGGAAAAAGAGATGTGTGATTACTTAAAGGTTGCACTTCAAGTTGACCCCACCATTGACAGACCTGGCCTAAAAAATAAACCCGTACAATCAATCTATGAAAGATATGCTCAAGTTCAAGCTTGTAAGTATGTTGATGAGATCCTATTGTACGATACCGAATCTGAGTTATTAAATTTAATTATGACACAGACTATGAACATTCGTTTTTTAAGTGAAGAATATTTAAATCGTGATTTTACAGGAAAACAATACTGTATGACAAATGGCATTGAACTATTTTATCACAAACGCCAACATACATATAGCACTTCTGAATTAAGAAATCGTGTATATGAATTAGAATTGGCCAAACGCCAAGAAAAAGATGTAATAGATATTCCACAATATTCTACGGAGTTATTGAAATGAATACGACAAACATTTTAGAATTAGGTCGTGCAGGAGAACTTGTCGTGATTGACATGTTAAAATCTTTAGGTCTCGATTTACAAATCCGTGATATGTATTTGGAAAACAAATACGATTCTGAAAAAGATATTCTAGTTGATGGCAAATACAGAGTAGAAGTAAAAACTCAAGCACCTTTTGTTAAAATGAATGCGTTTACTTTTTTACCAAATCAAGTAAAGAAATGCACCTCTGCTCATGTCTTGTATTTTGTTTCTGTACCACATACAACATGGCCACATTTTTCTGACGGATGGATTTACAGAGCTGTGCCAAGTGAAATGAATTATTATCCATGGAAAGACCGTTGGGGTAAAGAAAGAATCATTATTCCTATTAAACAAAGTGCTTTGGTGCCTGTGCATAAAATGCCTGATGAAAAATCAAAGGAATTACAGCAATTACTTTCGACAATGTATTGATATGCCAGATTTATTTAAAGAGATATTACCATCAATTCTACAAACTAAAAAATCTGTATTCCGTGATGAGATAGATTTTAAAGAATACAAGCCATTTATTATCAATCGTGCTTTGTCGTACCACATGGACTGTGTTCTATACATCAATGAGATGAACCTACATCCAAACATTGATGTGGACATGCAATATTCGTATCTTCTAAATACCATAAGACCAATGAAACGGAAATTCCAACCGTGGCAGAAATCAGAGGTCGATAAAGATATAGAATGTGTCAAACAGTATTTTGGATACTCTAATGAGAAAGCCAAAGAAGCCTTGCGTATTCTAAATGATGAACAAATCGCTGAAATAAAAGCTAAAACAAATAAAGGCGGAATGAACAAGTCATGATTTCAATTACAGATTTAGTTGAAGTTACACTCGGTGAAAAAGATGATTTTTTAAAAGTACGTGAAACTTTAACACGCATCGGTGTGGCTTCCAAAAAAGATAGAATATTATACCAATCTTGCCATATTCTACACAAACAAGGCAAGTATTATATCGTTCACTTCAAAGAACTCTTTGCATTAGACGGCAAAACTACAGACCTATCTGAGAATGATTTATCTCGTAGGAACGCCATAGCGCAACTCCTAGAAGATTGGGGTTTAGTAAAGATTGTGAATAGAAAGCAGGCAGAGAACCCTCCACCAATCTTCCTATCACAAATTAAGATACTTTCCCACAAAGAAAAAGACGATTGGGACTTGGTACCCAAGTATAATATTGGTAAGAAACCAGGGGCCTATTGACAAAATAGGCTTTTTGTGTTATAAATATGGATGTAGGTGCCTTTGGGGCCTATAATTTTGATTAACTCGCTTAAACTAAGGAGCATATAACCATGACTACAAGTCTATTACCTTCCCTTTTTGACTTCCACAAGACCCTCGACCCATATACGGTTGGCTTTGATAAATTCTTTAAAGATATTGAAGAAGTTACCAAAACGGTTCAGAAGGCTGTGCCGTCATATCCCCCATACAATATCAAACAAGTAAGCAAAAACAAGTATGTCATTGAAATGGCAGTTGCTGGTTTTGCCAAATCTGATATTGAAGTAACACTTGAAGGCAATAAATTGGTCATCAAAGGTTCCGCTCAAGAAAACGATATCAATGAAGAAGAAAGCTTCTTGTTCAAAGGTATTGCTAACCGTAACTTTACCCGTGCATTTACATTGGCTGATAAGATTGAAATTGGCCAAGCTGAAATGGTAAATGGTATGTTACGAGTATGGTTAGAAAATCTTGTGCAAACCCAAGATACCATTAAAAAGATTGCCATTAAAGAAAAGAGTGAATAATGAACTGGTGGCCCGTAACCGATGAGGAATGGGAACAGTTGAATTATCCAAAATTTCGGTAATAATGATAGGGGGTCTTGACAACCCCCTACTTTTGTGTTATTATGGAGTATATTATGAAAAATGTGAAACCCAAATCAATTCTTAAAAAAGTTCGTGCCAAAAATGGTACGGATATTTTCTATACTTATTCTAATTGGCCAATTGAAGAAATTGACGGTGAAAAATTTATTCCTGTTGTGAAACAAATGCCAGATTCAAAAAAAAATCAAGTCGTTCATTATATGAAAAAAGATAGTATGGAGTATGTGAAATGAGTTTTTTAGTTCAACATCAATTATTAAATAATCAAAAACGAAGATTTGATCCCAAAAACAAAAGGGATATTGAATTATTTAAAATGTTCTTAACTGAAAACAAATGGAATGGTCCTTGTCCTTTTCTCTTAGAAGAACCACATACTGTAATTCCTGAAATGTTAAAAGACAAATATATTCGTAGTCAATTCAACATTCCAGAACCTATTGGTGAAATATTAAGATGAATTGGTTGCGGTATTCAGGTTGTAATATCATATTAAAATTAAATCCATTTCATTGGAGATTAAATTATTCTTATAATAAGACCAATGAGATATGGGAAACAGATGCTTTAGTTATTGAATTGTTACCTATAACCATACGAATATGGTTTGATGACGGAACGTGGTAATCCCTTGGCCAATTGTGGTCTACCAAATTTTTTTAAAGGAAAATAATATGAAGAAAATTATTGCGAGTTTGTTTTTGTTGATGCTTTCATGGACTGCACAGGCTGAATCTGTTCGAACTCCTGGAGTCTGGGGTTTTGCTGTGGGATCCACACAAGGCACTTATTTTCGTGCCATACTAGAACAAGCAAATTTGGACCAAAAAAAATATCAATTCGTATTTGAACACAAACCTGGTGCCGGCGGTAGTATTGCCACACGTTCAGTATTAGAAAATAAAGGACCTGTGATTCTTGCGCACACTGCGGCTTTTTACGTTCGGCCGTATTTGTATTCGGACACTGGTTATAATTTTGACCAGTTTCGTCCTATATTGGTAATGGGTTCCGCTCCTGCTGTATTGACCACTCGTGGTAAAACCTTGGATCAATTACTAAAACAACCCCGAATTATCTTGGGCACGGCTGGTGCTGGTAGTAGTACACACCTCATGGCCGAAGTGTTCAAAAGTTATATCAAAGGTCCAGAAGTGACCATGGTGCATTTTAAAGACACTAATGAAGCCTATCTTAATGTCATGGGTGGACATGTGGATGCAAACTTTGAATTTTTGGGTGACGCAATTGCCAGAGCCACTCCCGAAATCACCTTTGCTGGTATGACTGGCACAGTCAGCGTCAACAACATTCCATTATTACTCAATCGTGGCATGCCAGATATGGCACAGGTCAACAACATTTTTGCCATCTATGTACCAGCAAACATGAGTCCAGAAACCTACACCGAACTGCGTGCCATTTTGTTAAAAGCTGAAAAAAGTTCCAAAGTGCAAGAACTTTATGTTAAAGATTTTACATATAGAGATCCAAAACACCTACAAACTCAGTACTTGCAGTCCTGGTATCAGGACAATATAACACGATTCAAACGATTAACCGTAAATATACAACTACAATAATTTCACCTGGTGAAATTGATTTTACTCCTAAATATTAATATCCTAGGAGAGTTTTAAATGCAGCTCAGTATAGTTGGATGTCCAGATAAAAAACGTTTCCGACCATATGTGAAACGTGCAGCGGCTTTTTATGCTCAGGAATTGATGACCGAAAGAATGTTAGATAATATCTTTATTCGGATCAAATTTGATTCTAAACTTGATGCATTAGGATACGCTGGTGTCATTGATTATAATGACAGTAATAAACCTAGAGAATTTGAAATAGAAATAAATCCTATGGCTGGTTCACATGACATATTGGAGACCATAGCACATGAAATGGTACACATTAAACAATATGCATATGGTGAAACCAATGAATACGGTACTCGGTGGAGAGGTCAAAGAATTAATACCGAAAACTTAGATTATTATGATGAACCATGGGAGATAGAAGCCTATGGATTATCAACAGGATTGTTTAGTAAGTTTGTGATTAAAGAGAAGTTATGGGAAGTATTTTCAGACATTCGTAATCCGGATGATCCATTGAAACCAGAACCTATTGCTTGGAAAAGTATACCACAAATAAATATTGACAATCAGCCTATATAATGTTACAATTTTAATTATGCGGTGAGTGATAGCACGATATGAGATTCCCTCTTATATTACCTGAGCATAGCAGTGGCACCGCTCCAAATTCTTTAAGGACTATATCATGGCAGTTTCAAAAACAAAAAAGAAAAATCCTATGTTGACCAAAAATGGTAAACCAAGATTAGGTCCTTTAAATCTGAAACAACTCAATGATATGTTGGAAAGAAGTAGCCGGCCAAAAGACAAGGCAAAAATTCAGAAACGAATTGCCGTAATAACTTCAAGGCCGGTTTAGCTCATTCGGTAGAGCAACTGATTTGTAATCAGTAGGTGGTCAGTTCGAATCCGACAACCGGCACCATTAATTTTTTTGATTACAGTTATTAAAACATATCATAAAGGCAATAAGTATTTTTTATCAATTTGAGTGATATATAAGTTTTTAACTATGGAGAAATCATGTCAATCACTATTAAGAATTTAGAAAGCGCTTTGGCTGGAGAAAGTCAAGCACACATTAAGTATCGTTACTTTGCCAAAATTGCTCGCCAAAATGGCCATGAAGAAGTGGCAAAACATTTTGAACACACCGCAGAACAAGAACTACTACACGCATGGAGCCATTTAGAATTACTCATTGGTAAACCATCAACAAAAGAATGTTTAGAAAAAGCCATTGAAGGTGAAACATATGAATTCACTACAATGTATCCTAATTTCTATGAGAGTGCTGTATCAGAAAAAAATGCTCAAGCATCGGTTGAGTTTGTTGAACAGATGGCTGAATCAAAAGAACATGCCAATCAGTTTAAACAAAAACTGGATGTATTAGAAAAAGCAGAGAAACGTTTTGCTGCTCTAAAGAAAGTTGAAGAGCGTCACGCTAATGCTTATAAACAAGTATTGGAGGCACTATAATGACAGCAGAAATAATGCACATCTGTATTGTTTGTGGCCATAAACACGATGAAAAGACCGAAGGTAAATGGGAAGAATTACCAGATGACTTCTTGTGTCCAGAGTGTGGATGTGGAAAAGACGAATACTATGATGAACTTTGGCATTCGGTTTAACAAAAAAGGTTGGAGTCGCCGGAGCCACCGAAAAAATTTCGGCGATTTTCAAGTTTCAAATTTTGATTTTTGTTTTTAAGATATATAATATAGCGGGGTAGCTCAGAGGTAGAGCATTGGACTCATAATCCAGGGGCCGTAGGTTCGATTCCTTCCCCCGCAACCAATAAGGAGATGATATGTCAGATGATAAAAAGTTTCGTGAAGAACAATTAAAAAAAGTTCGTAACCTCAAACCAGTAACTCCCAAACCAAAACCAAACTTTGCACCTAAAATGACTGTAATGCGTAAGGCAGGTAGAGGAAGATAACGCAGTACTTTATAATGGATAATAAAAATTATATTTGGATCAATAGATTTAATTTAGACTATGAAAAATATCCGAATAGAAAAAAACACAAATCTTTTTTTGATTTAGAATTTCCTGTTGACCGATTTAATATTGTTCCAGGTTTATTAGAATTACCTTGTATCAATATAGTAAAAGAACCAAAATTCAATTTAGATAATATCTCAAATGATTTTGAAGATAGATATTATTCAGTAATAGAGCAAGTTGTTAATAATGTTTATAAGTTTGCTCAAAACAAAACCATACATTTGTTTTATAGTGGTGGTATTGATAGTGTATGTGTTTTAGTTGCTTTACAAAAAAATAAAAAATACAAAGAATTTCTTGCTGAAAACCGTTTTTTCATTTGTATGACATCAAAAAGTATAGATGAATATCCAAACTTTTTCTCCAATCACATACAAAATAAAATTCCCATAAGATTATTGAATTTTAATGAATCAATGAATGATTCAAATGTTCTAGTTGTGTCTGGAGATATGGGAGATTATATAATAGGTTCCAGTGATGCATTAAATTTTGAAATCGATAATTTGATGGACAATTGGAAAAAATTAAATATTGATAATGAATTGTATTCTAAAACTATCAAAAGATGCCCATTTGATATTACTTCAATTAATCAATACGTCTGGTGGATAAACCAATGTTTTTCATATCAAGATGAGTTGGTTCGTTATTATGTTTGGTCATCAACAAAAGATATACAATCAATACCAACTGATGAAAAAGTTTTTAGATTTTTTTATGACGATTTATTTACCACATATTCTTACGAATACATGAGTACGAATCCATATTACACTGATGCAAAACAATTAAAGCATTGGCCAAAAAAGTTTATACATAATTTTACAAAAGACGATTCTTATTTACATAAAGAAAAAATTTGTAGTCAAAAAATGATACCAAAAACACTACAAAAAAATAGTTTATTTGTGGAAAACAAAGTTATTAAAAGTGATTAAATGCAGACAAATAATTTTTTAGGTTATTATAAAACTAATGGCCAAATATTTACAGATAAGTTATCTTGTATATTAGAAGCTCAAAAAACATTATCAGATATAACTTGGCATTTTAATGATGATGTGTTTCAAAAAGTTAATTGGAATATTGAACCACAATTAACTTTGGATGAATATTATAAGTTAAGAGCTCAACAAATCAGAGATAGATTTGATTATGTTATTATTATGTGTAGTGGTGGTGCCGATAGCACTAATGTTTTATATTCTTTTTTAAATAATAATATACGAGTTGATGAAATAGTTTCTGGTGCTCCTTTGTCCGGTTTAAAAAATTGGAATTTTAACGACAAAGATTATTCAGCAAATAACACAATAAGTGAAACAAAATTTGCTTTATTTCCATTACTTAACAAAGTCGCTTCCCATCATCCTTCAATTAAAATTACAATCAATGATTGGTTTGAAGATGTGATTCAATATAAAACCGATGAATGGTTATACAATAGTGGAGACTGGATTTCTCCAACAAGTGCTTGTGACCGTAGTTTAGATAAATTTAAACATCTCGTTGATTTGGCTGAAAGTGGTAAAAAAATTGCTGTTGTTTACGGTATAGATAAGCCTATGATAAGATTTAGTAACAATGGTAATATCAATCTCCGCATTTTTGATAGTGCAATAAACATAGCTAGACAACCATTCAAAACAAATTACTCTAATGTTGAAAGAGTTTTATTCTATTATACTCCAGAGTTGCCAGAAATGATGGTCAAACAATGCCATATTGTTTCAAAATATTTACATAAAGCTGAAAACAAACATATCATAGAATATATTCATGCATTACAAAATGTAGCAAACCAAAGTTTTGAACTACAAGGTTTAAATTTTTCTGGCCGCACTGACGATAGGCCTAAGGGCGAATACCAAAGAGCAATTGTTCCTGCCATATATCCACAAACATATCATTCCAATTTTAAAGATGTATTTCAATGTAAAAAGGCATGGGGTACATTTATGAATGAACAACATAGTTGGTTCTATGAGTTGCATAAAGATGCAAAAATATATGAGATGATGAAAAGTGATTTTCAATCATTCTATAAGAATATAGATAGTAAATATTTAAAAGATTCAGGTGCAGGGTTTAAAACATTTTCAAATTACTATAAAATAGGTTTGATAGAAAACTTCAAAATAACCTCATGAAAAAGTGGCTAGGCACATACACAGTTAATGGAAAAATATTTTCTGATAAAATTGAAGCAATATTGGAAGCCAATAAAACATTAGCTGATATTAATTGGTCATTTCATGATGAAAAATTAAGAAAAATTAAATGGTATGTTGAACCAGAATTACCATTACAAACGTATTACAAGCTTAGAGCCGAACAAATACGGAATGAATATGACTATGTTGTTATCATGTTTAGTGGTGGAGCGGACAGTAGAAACATAATACAAACTTTTATAAAAAACAATATTAAAATTGATGAGGTAATAACTAGCATTCCTGAAACTGGTTTAAATAATTATAAAATAAATAGTCAAAATATTAATTCTGAAAATGCTGCAAGTGAATGGGAACTTTCAGTATATCCTGTGTTAAAAGAATTATCAAATTTTTATCCAAATATTAAAATAACAATCAACGATTTATTTAAAAATATGTTGGATTATAAAAGTGATGAATGGTTATATCAAAGTTCTGATTGGATACATCCTTCTACTGTTGCAAGATATAAACTAGAAAATTTGAAACACCTAAAAGATTTGGCAGAACAAGGCAAAAAAATTGGTGTAATTTATGGAACCGATAAACCTTTTTTAGTCTATGAGAACAATGGTTGGTTGACAAGTGTTATTTCAGATTTGGCTGTTAATGTGGCAAGAAGTCCTTTTGACAATGATTATTCAAATGTTGATATAGTTTTATTTTATTATACCGTTGATATGCCAGAATTAATGATAAAACAATCTCATGTTTTAGCCAGATGGATAAATTTACCAGAAAATAACCATATAAAATATTTAATTTACGATAATAGAATTGGTAATGAAACATTTAAAAATACTGTGTATGATAAAATACAAAATAGCCATTATCAAAGAGAAATAATACCTTGCATTTATCCGGATATCGACATGAAAGAAATATTTCAAGCTCACAAATCACATCAAAATTTTATGGCTCATCATGACAATTGGTTCTATGAGTTACATAAAGATACAAAAATATATCAGATGATTAATAGTGATTTTCAATCATTCTATAAGAATATAGATAGTAAATATTTAAATCGTAACAAAACCGGTTTTCGTCTTTTTAGGCAAGCATTTGGATTGGGGAAAATAGAAAGATTTTTTAATTAAAGACCGAATAATTTTTCGGCATTTTTGTAAGCTATATTTTCTAAGTCTTTAATTGGTAGTATAGATTTTTTTAAATCTTTAACATCATTAAACTTGTTGGATCCAAAAGGATCTTCATGTGGGTAATCGGTGCAAAATAATAATCTATCACTACCAAATTCGTCTACCATATATTTTAAAGTTTCGGTTTTTTCCACATCTACCGCAATGAAAAGATTATTTTTAAAATAATGTAAAGGATCATTTTTAAATTGATTTTTTAAATTTTTATAACAATTAATTATCAAATAGTCATAGACTTCTGCAATCACTATTTTAATTTTTGGAAAACGATCTAATAGTCCAGAAACTATTAAGTCATAAATTAATAGTTCTTTATCTATAAGAGTATCATTTTTGTGAATAGATTTATACTGTAAAGAATATTTTTTGGATACTTTTGCATGATGCATTGCAGTATGAGCAAAAATTATAATATTATTCTTTTCACATTTTTCAAATAACAAATCAATATCTTTTATAGTAGATAATGGCCGGCATCCTTTATCATATTCATCCAAATAAATTATATCAATGTATATTGCTTTAAAATTATTTTCTATAACCCAATCAATTTCTTTTAATGCTAGTTTCATATTTTGTACGGCAACCATTGCAACTGAAAAAAATCTATTAGGATAAGAATCTACAATTTTTTTAATTTCTATATTGAAACTGTGTGCCATTTCAGCAGCCAAATTAGGTTCAACAGAAGTATTAAATCTCATAGTATATTCTTGAGGACCTAATAATTGTTTGTCAATGCCTAAAGAGTCCAAATATTCTAGTCGGTGTTTTATACTGGAAATTCCTGGCAAAACACAATGTTTGTTTATTGGTGCCATTCGATTGTAATTGATTTTTACCGGATCAGATTTACAAATAAATTTTGTTATTTTTTGATTTGAATCAAATTCATATTTCGGTATCAATTCTTTATATTGTTCGGATACATTATCAAATACGGTTGGGGGGATAAAATGACTATCACAGTCAATAATTTTCATTCATTGAGCCTTTATATATAATGTTTATATATATTTATAATGAAAGAGGGAGAAAAACATGACACAACCTAAAGAAATTGGTGGGGTTCCACCTATTGAGATTTATACGATAGTTAAACCAGAAAAAGATCCTGTTCTGGAACAAGATTCAAAAAATGAAGATGATGAATTTCATCGAATAGAATATGAACAAGAATTAAAGTCTAGAAGCCAATCTATAGGGCAAAAAATATAAAGATAGTATATAATATATATAACTATCAAAAATTATTTCTAATGGATTTTTATATGTCATTTATTACATTTTAACTATAATATCTAAAGCCATAAGAGTCAAACTACCAATCAATACAATCGCAAATATTAGTTGCGGCAATTTATTCATAATACCTCCATCTCAGTTTATTATTTAAATACTCCAGATTCAATTACCATTAAAGACATACACACTATAAGAACAAATATAAAAACAATTGGTTGCATATTCATTTATAATTTATACAATTTAAAAAAGTATGTTACTAAAGCAGCAGCTGTCATACACCACCAAAAAAGCTGAGCTTGTTTTTGCCTATCTTTATCCATGAATTTTAATTCTTCAGCTCTTTCTTTTTCCATTTTTGCTTTTGTGGCTTCAACTTCTGCCCAAGCAGCTTTACCATATTTTTTAATAGCTTCCAGTTTTAACTGTTCAATTTTTAGTTGGTGAGCTTTTTCTTTTTGATATTTTTCGTAGGCCTTAAACTCTGCCATTGTGGCTAAGTATTCTTGTTCGGCTTTGGCTTTCATTCTTTGAATGTGCTGTTGTTGGACCGCCTTTTCCATATCGGCTTGTTGGTCAGTAACTACAGAACTTAATTGTTTGCTTGCTCCTTGAGCAGCTTTAAAGGTATTAACGGCACCTTGAGCGCCGGCAACAATAGGATCAGCCATTTGATTTTTTTTAATTGTGTTATGGGAATAATAAAGAATACCAAATGTCAGATTGACAAGGTCTTGAGAATAACGTATAATCACATCAACTACATACTTATTTATAACGTGGAGATAATCAAATGAAGATATTAGCTATGAAACTAGTTACCGGAGAAGAAATTCTTGGTGAAATTGAATCGGAATCAGAAACCGAATTTGTACTCGAAAACCCAGTTGGTATTGCCATTGTGCGTGACCCTAAGACCGGTCAACCCAATGTCGGTTTTGCACCTTTCCCATTACATGCCGAACAAAAGAAAGGTTCCACGCTTGCCATCGCTAAGAAGAATGTAGTATACTCTTATATTCCAGCAGAGGATTTTGTTAATAATTATAACAGCGTCTTTGGTTCTGGTATTGTGGTAGCAAAACAACAAATCATTACAGGTTAAATTTGAGCAATTTTTATACAAATGTTCAATGTTTCGGTAACAACATATTATATCGAGGCATTCAAAATGGCAAAAGAGTGAAGGATAAAATCAATTATTCTCCTTCACTTTTTATACCTTCCAAAAAAATAACAAACTACACCTCACTTGAAGGTGATTATCTTGATGAGAAAAAATTTGCCTCTGTCAAAGCGGCAAGAGATTACATCAAACAATTTGAAGATGTGTCTGGGGCCCCTAAGATTTGTGGCCAAACTCGATTTGAATATGCTTTTATTGCCGACCAACATGGCATGGTCGATTATGATTATGAAAAAGTATCTGTTGCTGTAATCGATATTGAGGTTGGTTCAGAGAATGGCTTTCCTGATCCATACGAAGCAAACGAACCTATTACAGCAATCTGTTTAAAATTCCTCAATGGTAAGCCAATCGTATTTGGCTGTGGTGAGTATCAAGTTGAAGAAGGTGAAATCTATATTCGTTGTAAAGATGAATACAATCTCTGTAAGAAATTCCTAGAGTTTTGGAAAGACAAATATCCAGACATCGTAACTGGCTGGAACACCAAGTTCTTTGATATACCTTATCTTGTCAATCGTTTTCGTAAGATTTTAGGTGATGATGAAGCCAAGAAATTGTCGCCATGGAATTACATTACAGAACGCAAGGCATATGTAAACAATCGACAGTTAATTGATTACACACTTGTTGGTGTATCCTCACTTGATTATATTGAACTATACAAATGGTACGCACCAGGTGGTAAATCACAAGAGTCCTATCGTTTGGATAATATCGCACAAGTAGAACTTGGTGAAGGTAAACTAGACTATGATGAGTATGATAACCTCAATGCTCTGTATCGTTTAAACTTTCAGAAGTTTATTGAGTACAACATTAAAGACGTTGAACTCATTATTAAACTTGAAGATAAATTAAAACTGATTGAACTGGCAGTAACTCTTGCCTATGACACCAAATCAAACTTTGAAGATGTGTTTGCTCAAACTCGTATGTGGGATTCTCTAACATATTCCTATTTGTTTGAGAAAGGTATTATCGTACCACCAAGAGTTATTAAAGATAAAGATTCAGCATTTGAAGGTGCATATGTTAAAGATCCACAAGTTGGTTCACACAATTGGGTTGCTTCATTTGACTTGAACTCTCTGTATCCACATTTGATGATGCAGTATAATATTTCACCAGAAACTTTGATTGAACCACAAAATTACACAGAAGAAATGCGTGAGATTATTTCACAAGGTGTTTCTGTTGATAAACTTCTAAAGAAAGAAGTTGACACATCTAAATTAAAAGATGCAACACTAACACCAAATGGCCAATTCTTCCGTACCGACTTTCAAGGTTTCTTACCAAAAATGATGGAAGAAATGTATGAAGATAGAAAGAAATTTAAGAAGCTGATGCTTCAAGCAAAACAGGAGTATGAAAATGAAACGGATGATTCCAAAAAATACGCAATCGAAAAACGAATTGCCAAATACAATAACATTCAGTTGGCCAAAAAGGTCTCTCTTAACTCTGCTTATGGTGCTTTGGGTTCTCAGTATTTCCGTTTCTACGATTTGCGGATGGCTCTTGGCGTCACTACTGCTGGCCAATTAAGCATTCGTTGGATTGAGAATAAACTAAATCAATACATGAACAAATTGTTGGACACTAAAAATGATGACTACGTTATTGCGAGCGATACTGATTCGATTTATTTACGTCTTGGAGGCCTCGTTACAAAGGTCTATGGTGATAGAGATGTTGATACAAACAACATCATTGCATTCATGGATAAAGTATGTGATGATAAGATTCAACCGTTTATTGATGTTTCCTATCAAGAACTTGCAGATTACGTTAATGCGTATTCGCAGAAAATGGAGATGAAACGAGAGGCATTGTCTAACAAAGGATTGTGGACTGCCAAGAAACGATATATTCTAAACATTTTTAATAACGAAGGTGTATCATATAAAGAGCCATACATGAAAGTCATGGGTTTAGAAATGATTAAGTCCTCAACACCATCTTCAATTCGTGAGAAGATGAAACAGGCTATCAAAATAATGATGTCTGGCACAGAACAAGACATACACAATTTTATTGCCAAGTTTAGAGAAGAATTTCGTAATCTACCACCAGAAGAAATATCTTTTCCCCGTGGTCTTAATGGTTTGAATAAATATTCAGATGCAGCCACTTTATATAAATTAGGAACACCAATTCATGTTAAAGGTGCAATTTTATATAACAACTTTTTAAATCAAAATAATCTTACCAAAAAATATCCACTCATTCAAGAAGGCGAGAAGGTCAAGTTTACATACTTGAAGATGCCAAATCATTTTAAAGATACAGTCATTTCATATCCTTCACGATTACCAAAAGAATTAGGTTTGCATGATTATATCGATTATGATATGCAATTCGATAAAGCTTTCTTAGAACCAATCAAAGTCATTTTAGATTGTATGGGCTGGTCTACAGAAAAGGTAAGTACATTGGAGGACTTTTTCTCATGATTATGTTAACACTATTATCAGCATTATTACTATCAGGCATTGCAGCCTATTATTCCATTATTGGTTTGGCTGCAATCTTTACAGGCGCATTTTGGCCAATCGTTTTTATGGGTTCGGTTCTTGAGATGAGTAAATTAGTTACTGCATCATGGTTATATCGTAATTGGAAAACCTGCCCACTTTTATTGAAATCATACTTGACATCTGCCGTAGTAGTATTAATGGTGATTACGAGTATGGGTATTTTTGGTTTTCTATCCCAAGCACACATTGATTCCACATTAGAAGCTGGTGCCAACTCAGTAGAAATAAGAACACTCAAACAGCAAGAAAAGATTGCCAATGAGCGATTAGAATATTTACTGAAGCGTGCAGGCAATCCTGAAACGGCATCAGCCAATGTCGATAGGCAAATTCAACAAACACAAAAAGAATTGGCTGATATCAATAAACGAAAATTACCATTATTAAAAGAAGAAAATAAACTAGTGGCAGAAGTTGGTCCTATCAAATATATTGGTGATATGATATATGGTACAGATGACACCAATGCCATTGATAAAGCAGTTCGTTTGGTAATTATGTTAATCATGGTTGTATTTGACCCCTTAGCTGTGTTATTATTAATAGCAGCAAATATGTCCATGCAACAGAGAAGTGGTAAACCAATTATCAAAGATAATACTGTTGTTGGTTTGACACCAGAAACGGAAAGATTTAAAGTACATAAAAAAATCTGGAAGAAAAAAGAAAAAAAAGCCAATACAGAAATAGATATTCCGGTATTTACAGAACAAGAAGAATTGGCAAATAATGTTATTAAAATTGAAAAAGAAAACATTACTGAGATTGAAGAAAAACCTGTGGAAGATATTGTAATTGATAGTGCTTCAGGTGAATCTATACCTCCAATAACAAAAAGTAAAAGAGGTTTTCCAAACAGGAAGACTAAAGAATTAACACCTAAGTATGATTATGAAGATGAGTTTGCGTTTCGTGAAAAGGAAAAGAAATGAGTATACTTGATAAAATTAAAAAGAATAGTTCGATTAAAGAATCCGCTATTCTCTCAAAATCAAAATTCTTCACACAGAAGGATATGATACCAACATCGGTGCCCATTATTAATGTGGCATTGAGTGGTCGTTTGGATGGTGGCCTGACCCCAGGTCTTACAATGTGGGCCGGTCCATCAAAACATTTTAAAACTGCCTTTAGTTTGTTAATGGCAAAATCTTATTTGGACAAATATAATGATGCAGCGTTACTATTCTACGATTCTGAGTTTGGTACTCCTCAGTCTTATTTTGATAGCTTTGGTATTGATACCGAGCGAGTTCTACATACACCTCTTACTGATATTGAACAATTAAAGTTTGATATCATGCAACAATTAACTAATCTTGAAAGAGGTGATAGGTTAATTATTGTTATTGATTCAATCGGTAATTTGGCATCAAAGAAAGAAGTTGAAGATGCACTAGAAGGCAAATCAGTTGCTGATATGTCCCGTGCTAAACAAGTTAAAAGTTTATTCCGTATGGTGACGCCACACCTTACAATGAAAGATGTTCCAATGATTGTGGTAAATCACACATATAAAGAAATTGGTATGTTCCCTAAAGATATTGTAGGGGGTGGAACCGGTTCTTACTATTCTGCTGACAACATTTTTATTATTGGCCGTCAGCAAGAAAAGGAAGGTACAGAGGTTGTTGGTTACAACTTCATAATTAACGTGGAGAAATCACGCTATGTTAAAGAGAAATCTAAAATTCCTGTTACTGTTTCTTTTGATGGCGGTGTTAGCCGGTGGTCAGGCTTACTTGATTTGGCACTTGATTCAGGCCTTGTCGTTAAGCCTTCTAACGGGTGGTACAGTCGAGTTGATGTTTCTACCGGTGAAATAGAAGCAAAGAAATACAGAATAAAAGAAACAGATACCAAAGATTTCTGGATGCCTATTATCACCAGTAAAAAGTTTCAAGATTATGTAACAGACAAATACCAAATTGCAGCAGGTGAAATTATGCAAGGCGGTATTGATAATTTATTTGATGAAATTGTAACCATGAATGGAACAGAAGATGAGTAATGAAGATGCTAAAATCAAACATTCAAAGCGTATTCAAAAAACTCAAAATCAAATTAAGAAACAAACCAAAATTGCAAAATCACACGGCGTACCAATAGATGAACCACACAAATTTGCCAAACATCATGCAATGGATTGTGGTAATCCGGAGTGTGTAATGTGTGGTAATCCTAGAAAAGTATGGAAAGAAAAGACCATACAAGAAAAAAGATTCGATGAGGTGAAAGATGATTGAAGGACTAGACTATTGTTTTATCTACCCTAAAAATGATGGTGCGGCTGTGCATATTAAGTTTTTAGAAGGACCATATAAAGATACCATATTCAAATATGGTAAAGTTAAATTTGAGGAAAAGAATGATTTGGTCTATTTACTTTTTGCATATGATGTGATAGAATCACCAGTTGATAAACCAAGAAAATTGGAAAAAGATGACAAGTTTAAGAACTACATTGGTGATTTACTTGTGGAATTAATGAGCAGTAATATTGAACAGGAAGTAATTGATGAAACTGGAAACAGCAATACTGAAGAACCTCATCTATAACGAGGAATTTTTAAGAAAAGTATTACCATTTATCAGATTAGAATATTTTAGTGATAGCGTAGAAAAAGCATTATTCAATGAAATTACATCATTCACAGAGGCTTACAATAACACGCCAACGATTGAAGCACTTAGTATTGCCATCAAAGAAAAGAGAAATCTTTCATCTGATGAAGTTCAGAGATGCGAAGATTATCTATCAGAGATTGAGAAGAATAAGTCAGCAGAAACCGAAGTTCAATGGCTTGTTGACAAAACAGAAAAGTTCTGCCAAGAAAAAGCCATCTACAATGCAGTATTGGGGTCTATTTCAATTCTCGATGGTAAGGATAAAAATCACGACAAAGGTCAGATTCCCAAGATATTATCAGACGCCTTGGCCGTTTCGTTTGACAACTCCGTAGGACATGATTATTTACAGGACTCAGATGCTCGATATGAATTCTATCACAGAAAAGAAGAAAGAATCCCCTTTGACCTCGACTACTTCAACAAAATCACCAAAGGTGGTCTTCCAGCTAAAACACTTAATATTGCTTTGGCGGGGACTGGTGTTGGTAAATCTCTTTTTATGTGTCATGTGGCTGCTTCGTGCATGGTTCAGGGTAAAAATGTACTTTACATCACTTTGGAAATGAGTGAAGAAAAAATTGCAGAACGAATTGATGCCAATTTATTGAATGTAACAATTGATGATTTGATGGAGTTACCAAAGGACATATATGATAAAAAGGTTACCAGAGTCCGTGAGAAAACAACTGGCAAACTTATTATCAAAGAATATCCAACTGCCTCAGCATCAACTATTCACTTTAGGACACTATTAAATGAACTTAATCTCAAGAGGTCTTTTGTACCTGATATTATATTCGTTGACTATCTCAATATTTGTTGTTCTGCTCGTATTAAGGCTGGTACGAATATTAATTCCTACACCTACGTTAAAGCAATTGCAGAAGAACTACGTGGCCTTGCTGTTGAGTATGATGTTCCTATTGTATCTGCTACACAAACTACCCGCTCAGGATTTACTTCCAGTGATCCGGGACTTGAGGATACGAGCGAATCGTTCGGACTTCCCGCCACCGCAGACTTGATGTTTGCTCTTATTTCTTCTGAAGAACTAGAAGAACTTGGTCAAATCATGGTGAAACAATTGAAGAATCGATATAATGATCCTACATTATACAAACGATTTACACTTGGTGTCGATAGAGCCAAAATGAAACTCTATGATGTCGAACAGGCTGCACAACATGGATTGGCTGATGCTGGTCACGATAAACCTTTGAACACATTTGGTACCCGTGAACAACAGCCTAAAAAGAAATTTGAAAATTTTAAAATATGATATTAACTAGAGACCAAGCACTTCATTGTGCCAAAGTGTTTGATGATTACTTTAGTACAATTGGAAGTACCGAAGAATACATGCGTGATGAGAAACTGAAGAATGTGGCTGATATGCCATCTTCTTTATTTCCTATTGAAGATGATTTGTTCTCCGATTTCTCTATGCATCCAAAAGATATGGGTATTGAGGTATGTGAAATACCAAATGATGTTTGGGAACCATTACTTGCCATTACCAGTTCACACATTAATAAATCACCAGTTGGTAAGAATATACAATTGGCTGTCAAAGAAAAGAACACAGGAAAGATTCTAGGATTCATTCGTTTAGGTTCACCAGTCATCTATATGAAACCCCGTAATGACTACCTAGGACAAGTTTGGATTCAACAGGAAGATACTGCCAAACGATTCAATGCTTCTTGTGCCATGGGATTTGTAATCGTACCATCTCAGCCATTTGGATTTAACTATCTTGGCGGTAAACTACTATCTGCTATTTGTACCAGCCACACCGTTAGGGAAATATGTAATAAAAAATATGGCATGAATCTTTGCCTATTTGAAACCACCAGTTTGTATGGCACAACAAAGAATGTATCACAATATGATGGCATGAAACCATATATTCGTTTTAAGGGTTTGACCGACTCCGATATTGTACCAATGATGCACGGCCAAAGATATCATGATTTGAAAAACTATGTGGAAAATATTACTGGAGATTTGTTGGGTGGAGATACTTCAACAACAAGTAGAAAACTCAGAACATTTACTAAGATTATTGCTCTCACCAAAGCTGCATTAAAAGGAACATCTGAGGGAGATGCTTTCTCTTTAACGATTGAGAACGCCAAAAAGTTGACAGAAAAGAAACGATATTACATTTCTGATTATGGATTTAAGAATACAGTAGATTACATGAACTGTAAGATCGATAAACTTTTACCTGGTGAAAATTACGATAAACACGAATTGAGTAACGTAATTGAATGGTGGCGGACCAAAGCTATAAATAGATATGAAACCCTCAAAGTAGAGGGTAGGTTAAGGACAGAATTAGAAATCTGGACTTCAGGCAAAGACATTCAAATTATTAGGTAAAAAATGGCATCAAAAGAAGATATACAAGAAGCAGCTCAAGCACTATTTTGTGCTATGGCTGATTATCTTGGTCAAGATAAAATTAATAAGCCAAAAAGTTTTTTTGATACTAAAGAATATAAAACATATTCAGAATTTAAAACTGCATGGAATCAATCTTTTTCAAAAAGAAGAAATTCTGTTGAAGATATCTTCAAAAATCATGTAAAATCCGGCCAAGCATCCTTTGAACAAGTTGATAAATTTTTAACTGATAAAAAAGACTGGTACCTTTCTTCATCTAATATCGCAAAAAAACTTGTTGCTGAAGTCAACGGTCTACAAAAATTACATAACAAAATAAAAGGCTTTGGTTGGTCTGATGTATTCTATGAACACAAAGATGAAATCATGAATAATATAGAAAAATTGTTTACTGTAGCAAATGAAAAACAAAGGGCCAACAAAGATAGTAAAAGTAAAAGATATTTTATACCTTTTGGTGAATTGAATAAATGGTCTCCTGCAGATATTTACTTTGCATCACCTCTTGCAAAAAGAACAATACTAACTGCATCCTCACCAAAAAACTTACCTAATACAACTTTTATGTCGTTAAACAAAATGATAAGTGATTTGATTGATGAAGGAGAGTTGTTACCATTATCTTTGAAATTTCAACCAAATGAAGTTACAATAAAAAAAGTTAATTTTAACAGAACAAAAGAATGGAAAGATATTGAAAAAATTGGCGGCGGAAATTATTCTTGGACAAAATATCCAGAAACAGAAACTACAGGAAAACTTCCAGCTAGAGATTTGAAAGTTTTTCTAAAAAATACAAATAGTGAAAATGATAAAATATTAATTCGTCATGATCCTTCAACTGCAGGAATTAAAGGTGAAATTTTAATAAAAGGTATGAGTGCTCGTGGTGGAAGTTTGGGTTTTGAACAAATTTTAGGAATTATAGGATTAATTAAAAAAGATTTACCTTCAAAAATTGAATTAGAATTTCAATCGGGCAATAGAACATTTAAAGACAAAAAGAAACCGATTAGAAAACAATTTGAAGAAGCTGTCAAAGACGCTGGTTATAATATAAAGATGGCTTCAAAAGATGAAGAAACCAAAGGAGAAGTAAAAAAAATTAGAAAAGAACAACAATATGATGAAAAAGTTGGCCGCCTTAGTGCAGTATATGTATCAAATGTAGTTTGGCCATTAATAATAAACAACATACTTTTAGATGAAAAATTAAAAGATGATTTTACTAGAATGGCTTATGCATATGCAGCATCTCAATCAAAAGATTCGGCTAAATTTGTTATAGCAAAATAAGGTAAATTATGGCACTAATAGACTTTGATAAACTCTCACAAGAGTTTGATATGGAAGATGACTTTGGTTTTTCTGCCGTATCGGAAGAAGAATACAATTCGGTTATCAATAAAACGGCCGAGACCGCAGAAGATTATAAAGTTCGATTGAAAGAAGTGGAGAAAATGATTGTTCCCTTTCTCACCAAACTACATTCAACCGGAGATAAAGAATATATATATTGGCCAAATCGTAAACCAGCAATAGAAAAACAAATAGAGAAGATATTAAAACTGACTAGAGGTTAAATTATGTCCGCAACTGTGATTATACCAACTACTGGTTCACCAGAGGTTATTGAAGCTATTAAATCTGTATTAGACCAAACATATGACACCAAGTGTTATGTTGTATGTGATGGTCCTGATTTTACTTATACTGTAAGGAATATGCTAAGATGGGTTGAAAAACATCCAAATTACCATAGATTAAAACTCTGTAATCTTCCAATCAATGTCGGTGCCAAAGGATTTTATGGTCACCGTGTCTATGCAGCCTTCACACATTTAATCGATACAGACTATGTTATGTGGCTCGACCAAGACAATTGGTTGTATCAGAGCCACGTTGCTAAATGTATTGAAACAATACAAAAACGAAATCTTGATTGGTGCTATGCGTTGCGACAAGTACACGACAAAAGTGGTAAGTTTGTTTGTTTTGATGATTGTGAATCATTAGGTAAATGGCAAACATATCATGGAATTCATCATATAGATACTAATAGCTATTGCCTTAAAACAGAAATTGCTGTAAAATTGGCCTCTGCGTGGCATGGAGGCTGGGGACAAGATAGAGTGTTCTTACAAGCTGTTACACAACATTTCCCTAAATGGGATTGTACAAATGAATATACAGTACATTATCGTACTGATGGTGGTAAAGGTTCTGTGACACCAGATTTCTTTATCAATGGAAATGAAGTAATGTTGAAAAAATATGATGGGAAATATCCATGGCGTCAAAAAACTTAATTATTGGTGGATTTACAAACTATAACGCTAACCACCTAAAACCTTGGGTATTATCTGCAAAGATCCATGCGGGTGATAACGATGATGTTGTTTTAGTTTATGGCAACGCATCTGATGAAACCCTAAATTGGTTAGAATCACAAGGTGTCATTATTGTTCCTATGTTAGAGGTTCAAAATGTACCAATTCATGTATTACGATTTTTATCAATCTATGAATATTTACATAAGCATTGGCAAAAATATGAATATGTTATTACAACAGATGTCAAAGATGTTTACTTCCAAACAGACCCATTTAAATTTCTAGTTAGTCGTAAACTCATTGTTGCTTCAGAAGGTTTAAAATATAAAGATGAATCTTGGGGTAATGAGAATCTATTTCAAGCTTATGGCCAATATGTCTATGAACAGTTTAAAGATAATGAAATCTTTAATGTTGGAACATTCGGTGGCCAATCTGAATATGTAAAAGATATGGTGTTTCATATCTTCACCAATGCAATCAATAGGCCTATTCCCATCTGCGACCAAGCCGTATTCAATGTATTACTCAATACACAACCATTCAAAGATATTGCAACAAAAACAATTCAATGGGCGGCCGAATTAGGTACTATCATGGATCCATCAAAGATTGCCAGATTCAGACCCAATCTACTATTTGCTGAGCCTGTATGGGAAAATGGTTTACTAAAAGATGTCAATGGTCATATCTTCCCTATTGTACATCAATATGACCGAGTACCAGAATTGAAAGCGTTTGTCCAAAAGAAATTTGGCCAAGAAGATCCGGCAGAATACTTTACCTATAGAGTTTAATTATGAATGAAATTACCATTGTAACGGCATTTTTTGATATTGGCCGGAGTGACTGGACACCAGATAAAGGATTACCACACTACTTACAAAGAACAACAGATACATATTTTGACAGGTTTGCCAACATGGCCAATCTTGATAATACTATTGTTGTTTATACATCTGAAGATTTGGCAGAAAAAGTATGGTCTATAAGAAAAAATAAAGAACATAAAACGGTTGTCATAACTGTCGATTTTGAAGATCAATTTATTGAACAACGAGATTCAATTCGTAAAGTACAAAATAATCCTGAGTATCTTGCCAAAATAAATCCAAGTCAAATTAAAAATCCAGAATATTGGTCGGCG